TAATTGCCTCATCAATCGTTTTGAAACCGGTCTTTTCAGTATCTTTAAGAGTACCATCGGTATTAACCGCATCTTCAATTGTGTTTCGTTTAAGTGTATTGAATACTTCACTATATAATGGATATTCATATTCACCACCAGGCAATCCCATAATAGATGGTACTGTGAATCTACGTTTTACAACTTGTGGTGTTTTTGATGCCAATCCACCCTCTTCAGTTGCATCAATAAAGTTTAATTTTCCAGGTTCATCATCTTTGATGGTTAACCTAAATGTTTTTTCATACATCAATCCACCAACATCCTTTATACCAGTTTTAGGGTCGGTTTTAATTGTTACACCAACTGCGTTGTCCAAACTACCATAGTTTACAGTAATGTTTGAACCATCTTTGTTTAAGCCAGCCGTATTAAATCCCGTTTTAGAACGGTCTCCAAATAATTTACCTCTAATCTTATCTTTTGCTAAGTTAATTGCTCCACCAATAGCCTGCTTTCCAATAGTTTTTAGGTTTCCACCAATACCACCTTTTAATAGTTCTGCTAATAACTTATCTGATGGACTTCCTTTAATATCAGCTAAAAGAATCATTCTATTTTGGGTTTCCCCCTTAGATTTTATTCTCGTATCATTATATATTTTTGTTGGGATTATATTTGATGTGATTTTTAACGTATCATTTACGAAATTTCTAGCATCTGCAATTGCCCCACCAATTAATCCACCATCACCTTCACTACCATTAGCAGCAGCTTTCATCACATCCAATAATGGTGTTGTTCTTAGTGTAAGTCTTGGTAAATCTGAACCATATATAATTGGAATAGATAATCCTCTAATTATTCGAGCACCTACTACCTCTTGTTCCAAAAGAGTTTCACTTCCTCTTACACCTAATGTTTTTCTTAATAAATTTGCTGCAGCAAATCCAGTATTGTTTACCAAAGGGTCAGACGTTGAAATACGGATATCCTTTGAGTTCTGAATATCATAAGCCTCTTCAGCTGTTGTACCATTCTGAGATGGTAATAATTTTGTTTTAAATAATTCTAATAATGTTGGCATATTCTTAAACTATTGCGTATGAGTTAGCTCCTATTTTATCAACAGTGTTTGAAACACCGGCGGTAACTTTCCTACCATCCATATAAACATCTTTATTACCACTCATTACAATGATTAACTCATCTAATTTAGCAATTAACTTTTCATCATTGGATTCTTGTCCAATTCCTAACATACTACCAATACCAGCTGCAGCATCAGTAAGTCCACCTGCCACCATTCCTAATGGTGAATTTGAAATTAGATTACTAAGGAAATCATCAGGAGTTTTTGTTGCTATTAATGTATCTTCTGGATTAGTTGATATGATTTTACCATCTTGAACAATACCATCATTAATACTACCTGCTGATTGTAGTTGGTTTGCATCGCTAGCCAACTCACTATCATCCATAAACCAATCTCGTATCCAATCAGGCACTATACTCATAAATAGATTTTTGATTTTAGAACCAATGGAACTAAAGAAATCAGATATATAGTTACCTATTGTTGGGAAGATATCCATAATGGTATCCAATAGTACCATTGGTAGTGATACAAAGAATCTAAGAATACCTTCACCTAAAGACATTAATCCATCTAATATTAAATCAAAATCGCCAGTAAATATTCCTTTAAATATATCATAAACTCCACCTATAATACTCATTACAGCCTTTAATCCATTTGAGAATAGATTTATAGAAAATACTATACCACTTGATACTATCTTTCCAATGAACTCAAAAATACTAGCTAAACCAGCACCATCACCAAAAATATCTTTCATTATACTTTGTATTGGCTTGAATGCATCCATAACACCTTCAATTGCTCTACCAATAGGTGCCCATACTCCTGTTATATATCCGATTATCGGCCCTAATACACCCATAATAAGTTTACCAATTGGCATGAATGCCATCAATAAGTTATTACCCATTGCTTTTAGAGAATTTCCCATATTATCGAATTCGGATTGCATCTTTTTCTGATTTCCCATTTCGATAGCCTTACGTTCTAAATCTTTATCACCAATATCACCGATTTTCATTCCAGCATCTAATAGTGCATTAGCTGCGGCTAATTTTTCATCATCAATGTTTTTGAATTTTTTAGCTATTTCTTGTTGTTTAATCAAGCTCTTTAAATCCATACCAGTGGCATCTGCTAATGCCTTTTTCTGATACATATTCATTTTGTTGATATCACCCAACTTACTCACCTCAGCATTTACAGCTTTTTGAGCCTCTACAGTCTTACCCTCAAATGCCAATGCTCTAGCTTTGTTAAAGTTGACACGAGTTCCCAACATAGCACCCAATTCCAATTCTTTGGTAATAGATGATTCAAAATCTAATAATCCCTCAGCAACTTTAGCAGTTTCACCAACGGTTGTACCCATTTTTCTAGCCTCAATTGCGGCTTTTGCTAATGCTTTAGTAGAACCCCTAAAGTGCATCAATCCAACCTCAGCGTTTTCTGCAATATCTTTCATAACTGCAGCTGGTGCTACTCCAGCAGCTTCAGCGGCTGCTATTGTAGTTTGAATCATATTTTGTGCAGTTGCGGCTGATGCCCCAGACATCAACTGGAATTGTTCGTTTACTTTAGCTTGAGATTCAGCAGATACACCAAAACTCTTCTCCATTGCAACCATTGAGGTTAGAACGGCTTTTGAGGCTTCTTGAGTACCGGTGAATTGGTTGGAAAAGGTTGAAGCTGCTTTTGATGCATCTTCAATATTACCACCGATTACGGCTGTGTTCTTAGCCACTGCTGCAAATTTGGATTCCAAATCTTCAGTTTGTGAGTTTAATAAACCAGTTTCATTTCTAAAATCCTTTGCTGCTTTTGATACTTTATAAAATGCAAGTAGACCAGCACCAGCAATTAAAGCAATAGCAGCAACAGCCAATCCTATTGGATTTGCTAATAAAGGTCCTAATGCTTTTGATACTTGTCCAAATCCAGCTTTCATACCACCAGAGAATGAAGCCATAAATCCTTTTCCTTGACTTAATCCACGTTTAAACATTATACCAAATCCTCTGGTAAATCCAGCAGACATTTTACCAATCTGAGCGTTTAGCATATCACTTGGTATCAATTTACTGAAGAACTTGCCTAATATGGGTATTTGTTCTATTTCGGATTTTAAATTATCAATACCATTAGTGATACCATCTGCTACAGAGTTGGTTATTTTTGATACACGATTTAATATTTCAAACTTTTTTTGTTCTACTTTAAGACCGTCTTGTGCTATTTTATTTGCTGTAAGTAAATCATTTTTCATTTTTTGATTTACACCATAATTTGTTTTAAGAATACGAGCCCTACCTCTTTCTAATTTTTCTAAACTCTTTTCAATATCTTCCGATGATTGGACATCAGCTAGTATGGATTTAGTCAAAGATACCTCACGTTCAAGAGATTTGTTGCGCTTATCAGATGCTGCGGCCATATCTGACATGACCTTACTAATAGAATTAGTAAGTTGTTGTATTTCTCTTAACTCGTCCGCGTTCTGCATCTATTATATGTATTTCTTTAAACTATCAGGTATAGTATATCCTCTAGCTTCCAACTTATCTATATTTTTCTTTAAATCGGATAATGCCTTATCACCATCTATTAAAGCTTGTTGAATAGTTTTATCACCCTTTAATGCCTTTGATAATGTTTTCTTAAATAGCATAGAAAGGATACCTTCTTTCAAATTATGCTTAGATTTAATCTCATTAAAAAGATTTTTATCTTTTTTTGTAATTTTCATAAGTATTCTTATTTGTCCTTCTATAAATATTAGATATAAAAAAAGTGAAGATTATTTCCTAACCTTCACTTTTGATTGTCTTTGTGATTTTTCTTGCGATTCTTGCTCTTTTTTCTTAGCATCTATCAATTGTTGATAGTAGAAGTTTCTGAGATGAACCGGCAATCTATACACATCGGATTGAATGAATCCATTACCATAGTAACATAATTCAAAAATTTGTGTGTGTAATAACTTAGAATAGTTATTCGGAAGGCCAAAAAAACCCTACGCCCATAGGAATCGAGCGTACCTCCTCTTCTCCCGATTCTGGGTCTGTGTAATTGAACTCCATTTTCATATCAGGTTGGTTTTCTTTTACAAAATCCCTAAATGCTCTCGTATCTCTAGCTAAAAACTTATTATTAATGAAGTTAACTATTGATTTAGTATCCGATTCACCATCTACTGATTTAATCATATATCTATAACGAGTTGTTAATTCAGATGAAGTACCACTTTTATTAAACTTTTGTAGTGCCTTTACATCAATATCAATTGCTTTCTCATCACCATGCGTTAAATACTTAAACTCAATCTCATTTTTACCAAATGGAGTAGTAAATTTATAAGTATTTTCTGGATTTAGAGTAGTTATATCAATTTCTTTTGTTTGTACTGTTGATAAATCAACTACAACTTTATGTTTGTTATCAGCTGAATCTACCATCTCAACAGTATACTCTTTACCATATCCCAATAATCGAGTTGCTAACATAATAGCATTTTTATCACCTAAGATAATATCGTCTGGATTCACATTCTTATCAACTATAATAGCTTCAAATAATTTATCCAATACTACACCTTTTTTAATTAGGTTTTGAGATGTTAGGATTTCTTCTTCCCTAGCTGTCATATATTTTATCTCAATTTGGCCGGAAGAAAGTGGATTATCAGAAGGATAACATTTACCTTCGGATGGTAAACTAATCACTTCGGTTGGAAAGTCATGCTTTGTCATATTAAACCTTTATTTGTTTATATATAAATATATAACTTTAAAAAAAAGATAAAAAAAAAGGTTCTCACTAAGAGAACCTTTTCTATTATTAAAATATGTGTTATATTTTAGAATTCCAAAATAGCGTAATCATACGATAACGTTAATTCGATATCAGCGGCATCATTAGAGGAGAAATCTAAATCATTGAAGTTTGCCGATGCAATAAATGCACCTTTTAACTTCCACTGTTCTATCTTATCACCAACAGGCCCTAACATATAGAAATCAATATCCTTTTTGTAGAAATCGGCGTAACCTTTTCTACCAGTTAATGATTCATATCCTAAACGTACCCATTCCATAACTTGTTGTGCTCCAGAAGGAACAATTGGGTCATATAATGAGATTGTTATATCTTGCCACTCACCCTTACCTTGCAATTTGCGGTAAGTATTGATATGGTCTAATTTCACAGTTTCGAAATTGATAGATGGTCTCGCCGCTGTTTTTATTAAGTAAGATTGAATACCATCAATCTCCATAATAAAGCGGTTCTTCATCTTCGGTTCGAAGTTGGTGAACATCATTTCGTTAAATTCTAATACTTCTGCCATTTTTTATTTTTCTCCTTTTATACTAATAAATATTAGTTATTATTATTTTTAGTTTATGCTGAAAAAGCTGCTCCAGTTGGTAAGATGTTGAAATCAATTACAATGAATTCAGCCGTCTTAGCCGGTTGTAAGAAAATTTGTCCAGCAAGTATGTTTCTATCAACTACATCAGGTCCGTTGTTAGATTCATCCATCACTACTTTAAATGCGTACAATCCTTGTCTTTGTTGAATTCCTTCCAAGTAAGGTTGTACAGTGTTGATGAATCTACCTCTTGTCTGAGCGGTATTTTGTTCGAATACTAAGAATCTAGAAGTAGATGCTACGAACTTCTTCACAGTGATTAATAATCTTCTTACGTTGATTCTATCCAATGCTGATGCCTTATCTTGCAAAGTTTTCTGTCCAAATGCTACAATACCTTGTCCAGGGAAAGAAGCGATTGGGTTTACTTTGTTTTCATATAAAGTATCTCTTTCAGAATGTGTTAATCTATTCAATACACTAACTGCTCCTACAATACCACCTCTATTCAAACCAGCAGGTGCGAACCATTCTGCTCCGATAGCGTCATTTGCTGCGAATACAGCTGGCATCAATACTGATGGTGGAACTGAGATTAGTTTGTTAGTGTTAGTATCAACTGTCTTAACCCAAGGGTAGTAAGTTGCTGCGTAGTTTGTATCTACTGCAGTTGCCTGAGATGTTACATCTGAAATTGATGAACCAGCTTCAGCGAAATCAGAGATGTAGAATGCATCTTGTCTAGCTTCTACAACATCGATTGCTTTAGTTACAACTGATGAGTGTAATGTTCTTACAATACCTGGAGTTACCAACATATTGATATCATACTCGTCCACATTTGAAATTGCGTTCAATGCTTTAGCGTATGCAACATATCCACTAGCTGCGGTAGATGAACAATCAAATCCTTGTGTGTTTCCAGCGGTAATAGCGGTTCCTAAGTTAATTGAAGTTGCTGGTGATTTACCATCAAATCCACCTTGGAATGCGATTGAGAATTGTCTCTTAACCATATCTGCTGAATCTGAACCACTCATAATGTAAGAAAGTTGAGAATCAAATCCGAAGTCAACATTCGAACCAGTAGATGCGTTATCAGGAAGTGGTGCCAAATAGTTAGCGTTATCAACCTTAACACCAGCGGTTTCGAAATCAAAACCAGCATAGTAAGTTGGAGAACCAGCAGTATTTCCAGTAGATGCAGTTTGGTAAACAGCAGCAGGAACTAAAGTTTCAGTTCCACCAACATAAATTGGGTTTGTGTATGCTCCATGTGCGAATGGTGCAGCTGATACAGGATATGTTCCTTGCTCAGCAACTTCTACTCTAACATACTTTGAGTTGTTCAACCAATCACCATATTCAGTAATTTTACCATTTGCATCGATAGTCATAAATCTATCACCAATTCTTCTAGCGATAAAGTTAGGAGATGCAGGGTCTAAGTTTACATTATTAAATGTTTCTAATACTGATTTTCTCTTATCAGTATCGGAGAATGAACGGATAGTTACACTAAATACTGAGTAATCAGTTCCACCATCTTCACCTGCTGCTTTAACATTAGAGATAGAAACTTTAAATCTTGTGTTTTCGTTGTTACCATATCCCAAAGTGTGGAAACGGAACAAAGGACTTCTTTGACCAGAAATTAATTGTGATTTAACCCATGGAGTGTTTGCAGGTGATGCACCAGTTGCTGTTACGCCTGTGCTCAATTCACCACCACTATAAGTTTGAGTTGCCAATGCAACTGCTGATACATCCAATCCCCATCCTTCAGCATCATCGTGGTCAGAAACCAAAGAAGATGCTTGATTTTGGAAGAATGAATACACATATCCATCTTTTGAACCAAATGGTGATTTTCCAAATACATCAGTTACATCATTGATATCAGATGGGTTGATAGATGAAGAAACTTCTCCAATACCACTACCACTAACCACAAATGAACCAGATGCTGTTCCATCGGTGATGGTGAATGCACCAAAACCAACTGTATCATCACCATTAGCGGTTGAATTCAATGTTGTTACTAATTTATATCCAGTTGAACCAGAAACTGCAATACCAATTGGAGTTACTTGAGAATATCCACCAGTATCCATTACTCTTACGATAGTAGCAACTCCTGCTTCTCTCAAATAGTTTTGAACTGCGTATTCTGTATAGTATGTTCCATCAGGTGTTCCGAAAATTTGTTCGAATTCTGATTGTGTTCTAACGATTGTAGGAACGAATGCAGGTCCTTGTTTGAAAGGTCCTACGAATGCTGCTCCAATTTCTCCGATTCCCTGTGCTAAGAAAGAGAGGTCATTCTCTCTCGTAAATACTCCAGGTGATACAATTCTTTCTGCCATATTATTTTTTCTCCAATAAGTTTTTTTTGACTGTAATATCAAATACACATATAAATATAAGGAAATTTCTCAAAAGATAAATTTACTTTTTTTAAAGGTATGATGTTAATAAATATAAAAAATTATTTCATTAACGATTTAATCATCTCTTTTAATTCATCAATTTGTCTTTGTTGTTCCTTAATTATATCACTTTGTTCTTTAATACCTTCAACCAACAACGGAACTATTTTATCGTAATTTACAGTTAAGTAATTTTCTCCAGATTTAGAACCGATTGCTTTTTCATTTTCATCAAATAAAGTATCAAATGGTGCAATTGTTACAACTTCAGGTAATACACTTTGAACTTCTTGTGCAGAAAGACCAATTTGTGTTTTATCATCAGTATATCCTACCGAATTTGCCAACTCATTGTTTACATAGTAGAATCCATTTAATTTAGAAATCTTATCTAATGCATTCTCAATGTTACCCAACTTAGTTTTTAATCTTTCATCGGAGTAGTATGCAATAATCTCACTTTGTGCGTAAATCCAGCCGTAAGAATAAACATAATCATAGTTTGTTCTATACATACGAGATGTTGAATTGAAATCACCATAGTATCCAGTGTTGTTTCTATCATAGTAGATAGTTGCCTGAATTTGGTTTTCAACATACACAGGTCCACCAGCATACCAATTAAGGTATGTTCCATATCCGTTCCGTGGGTCTAAGTGAAGGTTACCATTAGTTGTCATCACAGATGCCCAACTATCAACTCTACCATTAGTTCCAACTCTTAGGTATGCTCCCCATGTTGGGTTTGGTCCATGTAATGTTCCACCTCTAATTCTAAGAGCATTGCTTGATGTTGTATTAGGGTCTAAGTAGTATCCACTATCATTTGCATCATAGTAAATTGGTGCGTATGCTTGTCCACCTACATAAGATGTGGCGTTTACATACAATGAATCATTTACTCTTACAGCATATCCACTAACAGTTGAAGATGAACCAAGACCTAATGAGTTGTTACCTCTACTATAATAGAATACCCACTTTCCAGTATTTTGAATATATAAACCACCATTACCATTTTCATGCATATAGTTGTTATAGTATCCATTACCATCGATGATGTTAACACCATACCAACCACTTCTACCATATCCATACATTTCCCAAGTTCCATATGAACCCTGAGCGGAAACTCTCCAGTGGTTACCATAGTCTTGGTTATATAAACCTTGCTGTCCGTAGTTTCTCCACCATCCATAGGTGTAACCTTGGTCTACATATATAGAACTTAATCTAGATGAACCATTAGGGTCTGAATAATATCCCGTATTATTCGAATCATACATTATAGTAGCGTAGAAATCGTTGGAATATTCATTCATTCCATACATCGCAATTTTATACCAGCTTCTCTTAGTTGACCAGTATGATGTATGCCATAAACCTTCGATTGGTCCACCAACGATTTGGATACCATATCCATAGTTGTATCCACCATTAAAGTGAGATGCTTGGATACCTACCCAGTGAGATGTTCCAGCAGGTTGGTTAGCTGGGTTAGACCATGTATCAATGAAACCAGAACCCTGGTCGAACATTGTGATAAGGTCAGTTGTTCCCCAACCGTGTGCACCAGTCCAATAACGAGAATCAGAAGTGTAGTTCCATCTCTTATAGTTTGACCTAGCAGTTAAACCAATAGCTGCTTTACCAAATCCAGTTAAACCATTCCATTGAGATTCACCATTTCCATCAAAATATCTACCAGTATCATTATCATCATAAAAAATTGGAGATTGAACTGAACTTCTAAACCAACCACGAGATGAAATTGCTGCGAAGGTTGTTCCATAGTTCATTACCAACAATCCGTGGTCATTTAAGTATCCAGCCTGCCCACCAGCATTAGGATGCGACCAAGCTAAACCATAAAGGTTACCAGTAGATGTTCCAGCCGTTGGTAACATATACGATGTTCCCATCGCAAAGATACCCTGATATCTATAAGATGAATAAACA